AGGTGGAGTTGATGTTGCTGCAACTATATCTCCAGGTAATGGTCAAACTTTAATGTGCTTATATACCATACCTGCAGGTTATACTGGTTATTTATTATCAATAGATGTATCATCTGGTAAAGACCAAGAAATGAAATTTAAATTTATACAACGAGATAATAGTGTTGCTAATGCAGCGTTTCAAACAAAACAATTTTTAGATGTTAGAGGCGGACAGACAACTGTTATTTTTAATGCAATTAGTGTAATACCTGAAAAGTCAGATATTTATATTTCAGCATTAGCAAGTTCTACCTCTTCTGCTTCTGCTTCATTTGATTTATTATTAGTACAGGATGGATATTAATATGATAACTAAAAAAAGAACAGTAGCATTAGAACTAACAACAGCTAATCAGGATATTTATACTGTTCCTGCAAATCATGAGGCAAATATTAAAAGTATATTTATAAGTAACTTAACAGGCAGTACAGTTACATTTAGTTTAGATTGGTATAATAGTGTTAATACAACATATTATACAATCACAGAGCAGACAACACTTAAACCAAATGGTATAATTCAAATTACTGAAGCATTATGGTTATTAAAAAATGATAAGATCAGAGGATTAGCAAGTGCTAATAGTTCTGTTAGTATCACTATAAATGTAGAAGAAGAATATATACCTAAACAATTTAACTAGGAAGTGATATGTCAACAGTAAATAAAGCTGGGAACTATACAAAACCAGCATTAAGAAAAAGACTATTCAATCAGATAAAGTCTGCAAGTGTTCAAGGGACTAAAGCTGGTCAATGGTCAGCAAGAAAAGCACAGCTGTTAGCTAAGAAATATAAGGCAGCTGGCGGAGGATACCGATAATGCCATTAGCAAAAAGTCAAAGAAGCTTACAAGCTTGGACAAAACAAAAATGGCGTACTAAATCTGGTAAACCTTCAAGTAAAACAGGCGAAAGATATTTACCTGAAAGAGCTATCAAAGCATTATCATCATCAGAGTATGCTTCAACCACACAGGCAAAAAGAAAAGGTAAGGCTCAAGGTAAACAATTTGTTAGGCAACCAAAATCAATAGCTAAAAAAGTAAAACAATATAGGAAAATATAATGTCAGTAGATATTAAAGATAAGCTAAAAAGATATGGTTTGTCAGGTTTAAATAAACCTAAAAGAACTCCAAGTCACCCAACTAAAAAAGGAATAGTTGCTGTTAGAGATAATGGTAATGTTAAAATTATTAGATTTGGTGATCAGAAGATGGGTCATAACTACAGTGCTGAAGCTAGAAAAAGTTTTAAAGCTAGGCATTCAAAAAATATAGCTAAAGGAAAAACAAGTGCAGCATATTGGGCTGATAAGTTTTTCTGGGCTGGCCCAGGTGGCTCAAAGAAATCCCCACCAGCAGGACAAAAACATAAGAAAGGCGTATAAATAAAAGGGGGAGCCGTTTAGACTCCCCACAGGCAGGCAACACAAGACACTTAGGTTAATTACCTAGGTGTCTTTTTTTTTTGACATTTGCAATAAAGGTTTCTATCACCCCATCGCTTCTGCCAAAACCAGACATTCAGCTTACTTGTTAATGATTCAAGTTTATCCATAACAGGATTGTGCCAAATATAATATTTAATATTTTTTAACATATTGTTTTAAGTCCTCAATTGTAAAGTGTGGATATTTTTTTAGTGTCTGTACTATCCAACGATAGCACCACTCTTGTAATTTCAATGTTCTACCTTGCCATTCATAACTAGGATTATTAATTAGAAAATTAACTTTTTCATCTGTAACATTAGCTTGCTTCTCAAGCGAGAGAGACTCTTTTATGAATTGTAAAAAAATCTCCCTAGCTTTTTTCCTTAGTCTTTTTAATTGTTTAGGATTCATTATACAGCTTGTACTAGTTTTTTAATTTCATCTTCTAGTTTCTTACCAACAGAATTAGCATGATTAATTATAGCTGCACATAGATTAGCGTGGTATTTGTAATCCTTAAGTGCTTCTCTAATTTTTGCTACTGGCTTTCCACCATAATCTATCACAACCATATTATCTTTATTAAGACCAATCTTTAATTCAAAGAGCAAGCCTGTATGCTTTTCAAGATTATTCTTTTCTGTCATTGTCTTCCCCTTTTACAAATTCAGCACTGATTCTAGGATCAAGTGGAACTAATTTAGATAGCATACTCATAATAGTAGTTACTTCTATATATGGTCTAGTAGCTAGATACTTCATTACAGTCATTAATTGTTCTGATGTAAGTAAGTAAGTACGAGGGGTGTCCTTATTATCTTTCTCGTTTTTACTCATTTATCTTTCCCCTTTAAATTGGTAATACTTATCTTCAATTAAATCTTCATTTAATAGATATGTATTATCTGTTTTAGTTTCATCAAAGACTTTCTTCAAGTCTCTTATAGTTTGATTTAATGTTCTGCCTTCTCTCAAAGAAGCACACACTAAATCTTCAACTTCTATCAATGCTTGTTTTATTGCTCCCATGTTTTTACCTCACTAATTAATCTATTAAGATACCATTGTGCCTTTTGTAAATCTTCCAAAGGCTTACCTTTGAATTTGAATCTGCCAACATACTTAATTATATTACCTTTTAAGTATCCTACAAATTCTCCATCAGTCATATAGTCCCTAATAACTTCAATTGTTTCTCTATTACCCTGAGTATAATGCTTAGGGGAATTTACTGCATCATTATTATTTTTTACCATATAACCTCTTAACTGTATTGTACTCCATACACTCTAGATTATAACTTCCATTATTAACTTCTCTTTTAATAATGATTCCACTCCACCATAAATGTTGAGTATCTTTTGCATAAGCTTCTTTGTGATGCAAATAACAACCTGCAGATAAGGCGTGCAATTTTTTACCATTAGGTAAAGTTGATATTGCATAATCAAGTAAGTGGCTATGACCAACTGTTGCAGATACTTTATGTTTATTTAAAATACTTCTAGCCATATTCTCTCCTGATATAGCAGTACCCATAACTCCTGATGGTAAGTGATGTGCATAGTAAATACCATTAACTAGTTTATTAGTTTTATATGGTACTTCCTGCCAACCAAATTCTTTAAACTTTAAATCACTAATCTTTAAAGTCCCATCTAATTCAGGATTCTCATCTACAAACTTTGCAATTCTATCTTCGTGATTTCCATGTAGCATTATCTTTTTAGGAGTAGCTTTACCTAGTCCTTTGTTTATTAAAGATAAAGCTTCGTGGGAATGTGCCATATCCTTTTGGTATCTTCTGCCTTCAAATGATTTTTTCTTTCTATCATAAGAAGATAATGAATCCATACTACAAAAATCACCCATACAAATAAGATGGGTTGCTCCTACATCTGCAGCTAGTCTGCCTACCCACAGAAATCTTTCATTGCTTGCTTGAGGTGTGCAATGAGGGTCACCTATTACAACGTGTGTCGCCATTTAATTTAACTCCTTGTCCCTTTTTTGTTTTAAAAATTCAAGAAAATCAATTACATTACCTTCTTCATTATCAAACTCTGCTACAGAATTAATAGAAAGTCTATCTTTGTTTTCTTTTTTATCGTCAGCAAATCCTCTTAATCCCCACAAAAAGGTAGTGTGAGGATCACTGGTTGCCATCTTAATCATACCACGGGCAATTGTAGAACACAACTCATATTCTTCTGTTGTCATTTCTGTTGTATTATCCATTACTATTCCACAAGTAAAGCCACCTTCCCAAGGTGCAATTAAAACTTTTATAGCATCTCTAAATGCTTCGTTATCTTTTTTCTTTTTCATTATCAAATTGTACTTTAACTGGTTCCTTTAATACAACAGTATTACCATATTTTAAAAAGTAATTTGCGTCAAGTATTACCAAAGGATTTTTTCTATTCATCTTTATAAATACAATTGGTTCATTCTTTCCGTGACCATCTGCTTGTTCATATGCATCATAAACTTTTTTCCACCCCTCAGTATTTTTACATTCTATATCATATGGGAAAAGCTTTAGTGCTTTTGCAGATAACTTAACATCTGCACCAGACTCTCCCATTATAGCTACCCTTATATCATCATCGGTAAGGGTGGGAAATAGACCCCTCAAACTATCTCTCACCCAGTTTTGAAGTTTTCTACCTTTGGCTTTTCTACTCTTGATTTGAGTCATCTACCCTCGGATTGTTAACTTCAACATACCAAACCCATTTAGGATTTTTACCTTTAGATTGCTGCTGTTGTAACAACTGCAATCCTTCTCCCCAACAAGGAAGCTTGTATGGACAAAACGTACACGCTTTATCTAATATTTTATTACCAGTAGGTTTACCTCTAAAGGTTTCTACTATAGGTTCAAAACATTTTTTGAATGGTTCATTATTTTTAAGTGCTTCAAAATTTTTCTTAGCTGTATTTAATGCTGTTGTTTTATATTCAGTATCTAATTGTGGTGTTTCACATACAGCCCATTCACCAGTAGATTTATTAATTGCTATCCAGCCACCGAAAGGTTTACCTGTACCCTCTGAGTACAGGTAACCTTGTGACGCATAACCAAAGGAATCGTCTTTTATAACTTCGTTAAAACCTCCTGCTTCACCAAACTTTGTTTCAAAGGAATATGGTGAGGCACTTTTAATATCCCAAACTTTGTTATCAATTTCAACATCAAGTCTACCTCTAATTTCATCTTGTCCAAACTTATGTACAACTTCTTTTTGTTCATTATCAATTTTTACTCCTGCAGATTTTAAAACAAATATTGCTAAGGCTTCTATCAAATCACCAAATGTATTTCGCATCTTGGCATTGTAAGGCATACCTTCACCTTTAATACCTTTAGCTTCCATCTGTAATTGACATAATGGTCTTCCAATATTTGACATTCGTGGTTCAAATTTAGTATTCTCCCTATGTGTAAACTGTTTGCGTAAGGCGTTTTTACACGCCTCACCAAACTCCTGTAATAATTCTTCTGAAATTACTACAGGATTTTTTGATACACTCTCAAGATACATCTGTACTTTATGGAGGATACTACTCATTATTTAGACAATACATCTTCAGGTAGTTGATCGTTCATATCATCAATTATTTGTGCAGATTTTGCATCATCACCATTAGCTTTTTTAGACTTAGCTTCTTTATAAGCTGTGATAACTGATTCATTTTCTACATTAATTGAATCTTGAAAGATAGTTAAGGTGCTCATATCTTCATTAGATAACTGTAAGTTAGCATTACCATTTACAGTAATCTCTGGTACATAGAAAACATTACCACCTTTTTTCTGTCTCATTGTTTCTAAAGTTAAGGTACAAGTATACATTAGTTTTTTTAACTTTTTAAGTTTATCTAATGCAGTACTTACTGGTGTAAATGCAGTACCTGTTACTCTGTATAACATAGGAAGATTTTTTACAGCGTGCTTAGAGCCATCTGCTTTTACTCCATCAAAAGATACTAAACCATATATTAATTTATAACATCTGATAGTTCTTTGTATGGCTTGCTGTTCTGGAGTCAATGAGTCTCTGTCTTTATATAAGACTTTTCCACATCTTACACCACCTAGAGCATCTATTGGTTCTTCCTTCCAGTTTTTAACTATGATAGACCTATTAACATATTCATTCTTATCAGGATCAAAATGCATATACTGCATAGCCCCTATGAATGGTCTTAATGTTACTGGCTTACCATATACAGTCTGACCTATCTCTGGATCATAGACTGCAAAATGACCTACTGGTAACTTATTACCATTGTCATCTTCTGGTGATCTGTTAATAGATAGTCTTGATAAACTATTATTCTCAGCGGCACCATCATCTTGACCAATGGCTAACATTATCTGCTCATCAGTCATACTTTTTATATTTACTAATTGATTATCCATTTTGGATACCTCCTATATTGATTTGGTTTATATATCATATTTAAAGTTTGATGTCAATAGTTATTTTCCAAAAAAACATGCACCCAATATTATTATATATATTAATATTGCAAATATATTACTAAGCATATCTAACATATTTTTGTTTCTCCATTGTGAATTACTACCTCTAACCCATCAGATATAGCAAAGTATCTCCATTCACTTAAGTGTGGGTGCTTTTCATTTATGTAAAGATATGTTGGGTCAGAAGTAAATCTACTTTTGAAGTCTTCATACTCTACGTATGAGTCATAACCTGTGTCATGAAACTCATCTAACGTTTCTAGTGCTTCGATCATATTATTTTATGTCCTCCATATTAAGCCAATCATAACCTATTTTTAACTCTGTGTCAAGTGGAACATTAAAATTTATATTATAATATTCCTTTAAAGAAGTTATGACATTTGATGTGCCTAGTTTAAATATCTTACTCATCACATCTTCTTCACCAGGATAAACATCAGCAACGATTGAATCGTGTACTGTATTTACGAGTAAACTTTTTACCTTATGTTCACGCATAAGTTTATAAATATTAATGCAAGCTAATGGTACTATATCTGCAGTAGCAAATCCTTGCACAGGATAGTTTTTAATTTGTGTTCCATAACTTGAACCACCCCAAGGCATTCTCTCAGCATATGGAAAGGCATATTCTCTACCTGTAGGTAGCTTAATTCTTTTATATTTAATTGCTTCTGTTTGTAACTTTTCGTGCCATTCTTTTATACCTTTATATTTTTCTAAGAACTTGGAATAGTATTTCTTTTCATTTTCTGTTCCTGTTACACCACCATACAAAGGTTTGAATGTATGTGCTTTTGCATCTTGTCTTGATACTCCAATAATATCTGCTGTGTATTGATGTACATCAACATTATTTTTTATATCTTCCATACCTTGTGTATCTTGTGCAAGATAAACTGCAGTTCTAAATTCTAATTGTGCAAAGTCTATTTCAATAATTTTACCACCTTCGAATCTAGACTTAACTACTTTACGAATTGGAAATGTTCTACCTCTCGGTTGGTTTTGAAAGTTTGGATCACGACTTGATAGTCTCCCAGTTGAAGTTACAGCTTGCATAAACTTAGGATGCAGTAATCCTTTTTCATTTGTAAATTGTTTTATACCAACTACAAAAGTATTTAGATAAGTATCTATTGCATTATATCTTACAATAGCATCTAAAAATTCT